AATAAATAATGGAATTAATCAACCTTTTTTTGTTCGATTTTCACTAAAAGTAGTACTATGTCCTAATTTAGGATGGTTAGACAGCGATTTAGAGTTGTAAATAGATTTGAAACTATTTTGATTAACTATGTTGTAATCGATACTATCTGAATCTAAACCATATGGTTGGGTTATACTATCCACATAATCTCTAAGTACATCACCAATTTCATAACCTATTTCTTCCAAAACACCCTTAACACTCTCAGGTACATTATCGTTATTATTCCATAAATCACCTAACATATAAGTTTCACCATCATTCATTAAAGTTACAGATGAGTTTTCACCATTAATTGTAACCATAACATCATAATACGCAACATATTCCGATGTGTCTGATAAGATATGATTGGTCTGACCCGTATAAATATCCATAGTCACCTCACTAATAATTCCCTCAATCTCATAACCGGCTTGAGTATAATTAAATGGTTCACCAACCTTTAACTCTTTTTTAATTTTCTCATAAACATTATAAATCCCACCAAAGTATTCAATTTTATAAGCTAATATTTTAGCTTTATCCTCCCTATTAGAACTGTCTAAACCTAAGTAATGGTAAATAGGTGTAGATTCAACACCTTTGTCGTCCCAATACTTAAATAATAAATCTTTTTGCTTTTCGTTTTCCTGTAACGATTCCTCTTCCTTTGAGAAATAATCTTTATTCTTAATAAGAAAATCGTAGAAATATTCTAATGGTAGTTGTTTTTTTGTTCCTTCGTACTTTTGTGATAAGTCTTGATATACCTCATCTAACATACCCATCTTTAGACCTTTAATCAAGTCGCTAAATATATCAGCAAATAGTGCAAACATTTTTATGTCAACACCACTGTATCGTTCGTGAACTATATTTTCTAAGAGTTTAAGTAGTTTCATTACAGATAAATATATCTAAAATGTAGTTTGCCACTCTTTAAATTCTTTTCGGTCTTCTTTACTAATCCATAATTCATGACCTTCCAAAGAACTATGACTAACTTCTACCCAATTCGGTATTAATACTCGTTGATGGTTTTCCCATATATGATAGGTTAATTGTTCAATACTTTTTCTCAAATACTGAGCACTTTCAGGGAAATCTTCCATAACCATCTGTCTATAGACCCCCCATTCATATTTATGACTTTGGTCTTTAACAAATTTATTTCTTTCAGAATATCTTTCAATACTATCCATATCTTTATACATAAAAACAACTAAAACATCTTGTAAGTAATCTGTTATTCTATGTAAATGTCCCGATTGTGAAGGACCAAAAGATGAGTACTTATCGTTCATATGATTTTTATGAAATGTTCTTATACCATCTTCTTCATTATACCCATTTAAATCCCACGCATATTCACCTCTAACTTCAGGTAAATTAAAATCTTTAGATATTATTTTTGTCATTATCTTATTACCCGCACCATGAGGTCCAGTGACAATAACTTTATTGTATTTACTAATAACTGACTTTAAATCTTTATATTCCTTACTCATCTTTTTTTATGTTTTCTAAAATTATACCATTAATATTATCACCATATAAATTAGGGAACTCATGTTTTAAATCCTTTAACGGTATAACTAAACCTTCCCATTCTTCCTGTTCATGTATTTCATTAACCATAAAATTATAAAAGTCTATACTCTGTTTAGACCTAAAAACTTCTCTTATTATTTTTTGTATATGAGTAAACTCTTTATTACGTAAATCAACACCCGTAACGTTTTTAGCTCTACCCCATACAAATTTAACCCTTGAGTTTATATCCACCGTATGTGTTTCAACATTATCTTCAAACACATCTCTTAAATATATTTCTTTATTGCCCTTTATCTCAAAAGTATAGTATCTTTGGATGAAGTTAATTACGTTTTTCTCCATTAACATCCTCTTTTAAGATAGAACAATAATAGTAATCACCAGTGTCTTTAAACTTATTAAATAAAAACTTTCTTACCGAATCAGAATCATATTCTTTAAGTAAGGTAGACGCGTAAAGGTGTTTAGCACTATCCCACACATCATCTCTTTCAATATTATCAATAAGAATTTGTTTACTTAACATCGTTTAATTACTTAATGGAGCTTTAATAGTTGGTTTATAATTATAATTTATTAATTCATAGTTGAATTCACCACCTAATAAATTAACACCTTTAAAGTTAATATGTGGTAAATCGTAACCTTCTCTCTTAATCTGTTCTTTAGCCTGATTTAAATGATTTTGATATAAATGGACATCACCTAAATTACCTATTAATTGGTCTGGTATCATATGTACCTCTTTTGCAATTAACATAAGTAAAGTAGCATATGAAGAAATGTTAAATGGTAACCCTAAGAATGTGTCTACAGACCTTTGGTTCCACATTAATGATATAGCTCTCTTTGGTGTTGGTTCGTGTCTTTTATCATCAAAATCAGGTAGGTTTTTAGGGTCGAAATATCTTTCCATACCTGTCTCATAATTATTTTTGAACCAGTATTCATATCTCTCTTTATCAGTTAATAATCTAGTGTATATTTGAAACCCATAATGACATGGAGGTAAAGTCATTAAATCTAACTCCCCAACATTCCAAGCACTAACCATTAACCTTCTTGAGTCTGGATTCCTTTTAAGTTGTTCAAGTAAATTTTTAATTTGGTCAACACTTTTTTCGTTATAAACTTGTAACGTATCCCCTTCAAATACTTGCTCACCTTCTTGAAACCATCCTCTCCACTGAGCACCATATACAGGACCTAACTCACCCCATGTCTTTGCAAATTCATCATCGGTTTTGATTCGTTCAATAAACTCATCCATAGTATCAGGCCAATTACCTTTATACTCATTAGTTTTACTAATATAGTTTTTGAAAGCATCACCATTCCAAATGTTACATCCGTTGTCCACCAAGTACTTGATGTTGGTATCTCCTTTTAAGAACCACTTCAATTCAGTCATCATTGTTTTGACTGCCATCTTCTTTGTGGTAAGAAGAGGAAACCCTTCTTTCATATTATGTCTTATAGTATAACCAAAAATAGACTTAGTACCCGTACCAGTCCTATCTGATTTATCTACACCATGTTCTAAAATAGTAGATAGTAATTCGTTATATTGTTTATCAATACTATTCATTTTACTTATGAGTGTAAGTATTCAATAATAGTTGATTGTTGTGGTACTCTAATAATTGGAACACTCGGACCCGCAGGTTCTTGTTTTTGTCTAACTTCGTAATAGTTATTCCCATCATCTTTAATTGTTGTCACATTTGGATATTCAACAACATGAGTCTTTTCCATGTCAGGTTTATAAACCAAAGTATGTTTTTTTGTATTAAACGTTAATTTTATCATCTTATATTATTTTTTAGTATTTTTAAGGCATTAAAAAACCTTTCTCCTAAAATAGAAGAAAGGTTAGTATTTGTCAATATATTATTTAAATTAAGTTCCGATAACTAACTCGTCATAATTCAGTTTTTCCATACCTTTTAGCTCTTCCTCAGCCTCATCGTACATGAAAGATTTTACAACTGAAACAACACTCTGTTCTGATTGAGCAATTTTACTTTCCATCCAATCATCAAGTTGTTCACCTTCTTCCATTTGTTCCCACATTTTATATGCTAGTGTGGCTATTGTAAATAATTGTTGTTTTGCCATATAAGAACCATCATGAGAACCCTCTTTAATGTTTGACTTTAATTTACGTAATTGTGATTCAGTTATTATTATGTTTGACATATCCGTTGGTATTTTATTATAAATATAGTTATATTAGTAAAATTGTAGATTATTAATTAAAAAAGGTGAAGATTTCTCTCCACCTTTAGGGACCGACTTTGGCTATCGGACTACTCCACCATCTCATTTAATCTAATAAGAAAATCTATCTTTCCTTCACCTCTAAACCATTTCTTCAATGATTCCTATTACTTCACTAACTATAAGTATAATACAAGCGGTAATCAAGTTAAAAGGAATAAAACCGTAACCAATAATTCTAACACCTGATTTAATAAAACTTATAATTTTGTGCCACTTTTGATTTGGCATATGTTTAATATCATCAATCATCCATACCTAATTTACGTTCAAAATAATTTGCATCTTCAATAACCTCAGGGTTCTGTTTAATAGTTTGCATCGCAATCATATCTTTCATTCTTGTTGTTGACCATCCATGTGCTCTACTCGTGTAGATTACCTTTGGTGGTAAGTCATCACCCGTAAATGATTTACCAATATAATCTTCACCAAGAATTCTAATATCAGGTTCAAAGAATTTAATTAAATCATACAATTCTTCTTCAGTTTGATACACATAAACCTCATCAATATATTGAATTGCCATTAAGGTTCTATATCTTTCATATAATGGAACCACTGGTTTGTACTTGGATTTTCTATGTAACGATGGGTCTCTTTGTAAAAACACAATGAATTTATCACAATGTTTTCTTGCGTCTTCAAATGTGTAAATGTAACCCGGATGCATTAAATCAAAATTACCTGCTGTGAACCCTACAATTTCTTTTTTTTCACTCATAATTTAAAACTTTCTTTATAATGTTTATCTTTTTTTACCACTTCATTTAAAGTTAGTAGTTGTGAAATATGATAAGAACTATTATCTGTCATGTAAATAATAAATTGGTTTTCAATTTCTTCTATCTCATTAATTACCTTTATAGTTTTACTATCTCGTGGTATTACATAATCACCTACCTTAAACATTTTTAAGTTGTTTTAGTTTAATACCTAATAGGTCTAAAGTATTCTTATCCTTAACAGTTTTTTTAGCTTTTTTCTTAATCTCGTTGATTAAACCTTCAATATATTTAATCTCAGGATTAATTTCCTCAACAACCTTAACGGTCTTATCCATTTTAACCCCGTTTATCTTGTTTTTAAGGTACACAGATAATAATTCTATGAGTTTATATGAGAAGTAGAATCCAAGACAAATAAGACCTGTTTCTACTAGTTTTTCTGTCCCTACAAAATGAACACCTACTAACATAAAGATTAAAATAATAACCATTTTAATCATACTCCATAAATTATTAATTATTTTTACCATTTTTATTGTGTTTTAGATTTTTGAATTGCGTACTCGGCTAAACTAATTTTTTGAACGTTACCAATTACCATTGAAGACCTTAATAAATCATATGGTATGTGAAGAAGAAAATCATTACCGTTTGATGTGGTTAAATCCTCTTTAAGTTCCAAACAAGAATGAACCATTTTAAGATATATTTTAAACTGTATATCATCATCAAAACTTTTTTCTTGAAGGATTCCAAACTTTGGGTGTTCTATTTTAATTGTCTTCATCATATACCTTTAGTCTTCATTAAAATTAATACCATATTTTTCATTCATAGTTTTTCTAAAGTCTTCACTAACTTTTTTCAAACCTTCATTGATTCCGTTTACACATAAATCACTATATGATTCTACTATATTCATGACAGAAACTTGTTCCATAGGTAAACATTTACTGTCCTCAGTAAAAATTACAGTGTCTTCACCAAATGATTCAATAGATTCAATAATGTGTGTTGAACCGATTTTATTATCTTTTATTTTATCTCCTTTTTTCATATTACAAATATAATTAAATTTTTTGATTTAAACTAATATTATGTTTAAAAGTCTTCGTTAGTTAATGTTTTCATTTCCGTATTATTTGGTGGAGTTACAGATTCGGGTGTTGAACTAAAAACTAATGTTTTTAATAAGAACACAACTAAGATAATTCCAACTATCCAACCGCCAACCCTACCTGACGCGGCAAAGATATTTCCAATACCTTTTAGTAATTGTGAACCAAATGTTAAAACGAAACCGATAATGACTAATGTGATAATTCCTTCCATAATTTTATTTTTTTATTTATACAAATATAGTGAATAATATTCACTTACACAAATTATTGAGCATAAAAAAAACCTCAGTCGGTTAGAACTGAGGTTAAGGAAGATATATAATAGAGTATAGAACGCTGAGATTACACGTTTATGGTGACTTGTCTTTAGTGAGATTACCCTATATCGGTTGCTCATGTATCCACTCTCGTTGCCGAAAGTATCAAGTCAGTGTCGGTTATTTGAGTGAACCACTCTTTTCGTTAACAACTACTCAACTACTACTTTACTCTGTCAAACCTTGCGAGTTCACTAAGGGACGGCCATCCCACCAGGTATTTGATAATTGACATCAGGAGACTTGCGGTCTACCGATGACTTCGTTAGTCTATTGACTCGAAGTGTTAGACACCTTTCGTTGTCAACGCCCGAAGAACTTTTGCTCTCTTTTAGTTTTAGTAAAAGTAACGATGGAAATGAGAAAGATGTGCTTCGGGAGAAGTTTCGTTTCTTTTGAAAACAAAATGCTTCACACCTCTCTGTAAGTCTGTCAACTTACGGTACTTCAGGAATACGTTAACTTATCGTATCGGAATTCCTTTGTACTGGTACTCAGCCCTACAACACCTGACAGGGTGTGTCGAACCGTCACCTGTAGCTTTTCCTATTGATATCACTATCTCAACTCTGATATTCCACGGACTCAGAGTGGTCTCGTCCCTTTAGCAGTTGCCCTTAGGGTCTTGACCGTAGCCACTTTGTTTAGTTGTCAGAGTAAACTCTGCGAATATTCACGATGTACTATTCTCGTTTCAATCCCTTTAGTCCCATTGCTGGGGTTATCTAACGACGCTAAACCGCCGTCAAATGTCATACTTAACCGTTTAAGAAAAAGGGGTTAATCTTTTGTATTCCTTTCACAAACTGTGATGGTTAAGGTGACACTTACTAATATTTTCAAAGAACGTCTTCAGTACTCTTACTGAATTGTTTTACAAAACTACAACAAATTTTTTAATCTGTCAAACTTTTTTTTAAAAACTTTCTGATTTTCTGTTGGGTAAGATATAAATACTCCAATAAATCTCAAAAGTTATACAAATATACAAAAAAATTACTCTCAGACAAGCCCTTTAAGGGTTTTTTTGTGTTTTGTATTAAAATTATTGGATATTTACCCTATAATTACTCCATTAGAATCAAAATACTTATCTAAAGCACTTAATCTATCGTCCGCGTCTACTAACATTACTAACGCCTCTTCAGCGTTTTTATAGAAGTCCCCTGTTGAGTGGTCTCCGATTCCTACTGCTTTACTACCAAGTAGTTCAAGTGATAATAATGCCTTTGCTTTATCTGCCTGTGCAGATGTTTTTAACATATTTACTAATTTGTTCATTTTAAAATTATTTTTATAAGTTTATTAAATTGTTTTGTCATTGGTTCGGGTAATTCATCTTTACCAAAATACCCACATTCCGTGTGTTCGTCCCCATCATAAGCGTTTTCTAAATCAGGAAACATCTCTTCTTCAACATCCATAAGGTAGGTATAAAACATACCTTTAACTTTACTTCCGTCTCTGTTATACCTTTTTATTACCGCGGCAAACTCTATGTCTCCTAACACAGGTAAATCAGTCTCTTCTATAAACTCTCTAATCGCAGCGTCTTTAGTTGGCTCATCTTCTTCCACACTACCTGCGGGACATGACCAAAAACCTGGTAGAGTTGTTTGTGAGTTTCTTTTACAAAGTAACACCTTATTATCACATCTTACGATTATTCCTGCGTATTTTTTCATTATTAGTTTTATTGGATATTTATTAGTATGAAAGTAATCATAGAAAATAATATTTTAAAAGTCAAAGTTTCTTCCACTAAAAAATCCATAACTGATGGAATGATGGGAAAAAGATTTGATGAGTCCTTTGATGGTATGTTATTTTTTATGCCTGAACGTACCGAACAAAGTTTTTGGATGTATAATTGTATTATACCATTAGACATTATTTTCATAGATGGAACAACAATAACTAAAATTCATTCTAACTGTCAACCATGTAATGATAAGAAAAATTGTGAATCATATCAAGGATTTGGTGATACAGTTTTAGAGGTCTTTGGTGGTTTTTGTGAAGAACAAGGCATAAAAAAAGGAGACATCGTCTCCTTATCTTTATTTTAAAGTTGTCTTAATTGTTTTAAGCTATATCAAATTTTTGTAATTCTTCAATTGAGTGTTCTCTAGCTCTTCTCTTAGGACTTCCTGAATTAACATCAGCAAAATATAATGTAGACTCTTTAGGGTTACTAAACTCAGGTACACCTTTACTAATTAAGAATTTTACAGCAACTTCGGCAGCTGTTTTATCATCTAACATCTTATCAGGGTCACTAACGATATCAATACCAACTTTATTTCCATATTTTTGATAATTAGCTTTACCCGTTAATTGGTTATAACCTCTACCAACGTATTTTGAACCATCATTTTTATTATTATTACCAATTCTACCATTATATACTAAATTAAAAAACTTATCATAGTCTCTCTTTAAATCATTTAATTCTGAATCAGACATCTTTCTAGTTTTTGAAAATATTTTATTAATTCTACGATTAGATGTATTATGATAACCTCTTTCTTTTTTATTAATAAAATGAGTTTCTTTACCTATTACCGCTAACATACCAATTTGTGCGACTGGGTCTGTAATACCGTTCTCAATCATAGTATCAATTAATCTTTGTATTCCTTTAGATGCTTTACCTGAGTACGTATGAGTTATCTTACCATCTAATGTAGTAAACTCCTTACTTGAATATGTATATTTTTCTATATCCTTATCTTCTATATTTTCATTTTTTAATTTATTATACATTAAATCTTTAGTTCCTGTAGAAAAAATCCCGTTTTCCTCTAATTTGTTGTCTCTCTTAAATTTATTTAACGCTCTTTCTGTTTCGGGTCCGAATAACCCATCGACACCATACACCGGTAATTCATAACCTAATAAAGATAATCCAATCTGAAATGACTCAACATCTTGTTTAAATCTCATATTTTTACGGTCACTTCTTTCGATGTCACCTTCAATATTGTTAATATTAACTAATAATTGATTACTATCAGCATCGACTAATTCAGCCTTGTCTGCTTGTTCATTTAATCCTTTTGATTCATTTATTTTTTCTTTAAGTTTTCTTACGAACTCTTTTTGAATCATCTTAACAAACTTAACATATGGTGAATCACCTCTATCTTTACTATACTTGTACTTACCTTCAGGTTTTCTCTTACCTCTTCCGAAGTAATTTAACGCAGATATGTTTGTAATACATTTGTGTCCACCTGAGTTAGCTTGAATCATTTCCCATGCCGGTACACCTAACTTATCTAATATAGCCCACTCATCTTCAGTTAACTTAGTAGATGGTTTGTCCATAATATCTTTTAATTTTTCCATATAGTCATCACCCCCATCCATTGAACGAACCTTATCACCATAAAAGGCTTCTAAATCCGCATTAGTGAAACCAACTGACTCATCTCCAAATTGTTTATTACCTTCTGATATCCATTTGATAGTAGATAAAGGAATTATCTTTTCTCTTAATTGACTCTCCCATTTACTTAATACTTCTTGAGCTATATCACCTAAGTTAACACCTTTCAATTCTCTCTCACCTTTAAATGGGTTACATGACGCTTGTACTAACCCCATTGGCCAAGCGATTACTATAAAGTCAGCTTCAGGATTATTTTTAAATGGAGTATAACGGTCATAAGAACCTGGTTTAAACATTGAACCTCCTCCGTATTGTACTATAATTCCGTCATCAACATAAACTTTATCACTATCTTTTTGTTTCTGTACATAATCTTTTTGATTTAAAGCCATCTCTTCAGGTAACGCATACCCCTTTTCAGCAGCTAATCTATTAATGTTTTGAAATATGTTTAATAGTGATGGTTGAGATGTCATTACTAAATCTTCCATAAAACCTGGTTTATTCTTATAAGCTAACATAAGTTTGTTAGTTGCTAAACCTAAGGCCATTTTATTTTTCTGTAATGACTTATCTTTTTGTAATTTAAATACAAAATTCATTATATCTTGTGGTTCTAACCCATACTTAGCAAAATCTGCAGAATCGACTGTAGATATTAATCTAATATCATCGGCAGTAAAGATATCACTTGGTGACATTATTTGAGATAAAGTCTCAACATTTGAACGTGACGACCTGAATGATGTTGATGTGTCGCCTTCCACACCTGTTTGACTATCATGATGGTCTGTATGTACAACAAACATCGGCTTTCCATGTGCGAAATCAACTAAAACCGGCATCGTATCACCTTTAGCATCTTGTTTCTTTACCGCAAATTCCTTATCACCGTATTGTATTATTTCAGAATCAACAACTTTAATTCCATTATTCTCTAAATAATTTTTCATAGCTAAGGCAGTCGTAACACCGTCTAAATCTTGATGAAAATATATTTTAGCTTTCTCATATCTCTTAGATAAATCGTTGATATTTCTTAATCCTGATTCTTTAATTAATTTTTTCATGATATAAACATATTTTTTTCTTTTGTTCTTCTATTCTTAAGACCATCATTCGAGGACTTATATGATAAAATACTTTCTGCCGCTTTTTTATTTTGACCAGATTTAACATATTGTATAAATCTTGACATTCTAACTGAATCACATCCAGTATTAAAAACTAATGATATTAACGAATCAAATTGTCCTTGAGTTAACATATACGTTTTTAATCCTTTATCTTTCCATTCCCCTAAAAATCTTCTAACGCAGTCGGCAGCCTCCGAAGCATCTTTATAAAGTAACTCTAACGCAGTTTTTTTATCTATCACTAAACCACGTTTTACATCACTACCAGTGTGTCCATAACCGATAGTTAAAACTCCACTTGTGTCTTTATAAGCCTTTAATACTGGCGCCTTTATGTTACCAATTGGTTTTTTGGGGTCACCTTCTTCAAATTTAATATGGTCCCAAAAGTTTTGACTGGCCTTCATTATCGTACCATCTTTTTTGTCAGAGTCACTTTCAATTAAATACATTTTACGTATTTGAGACTCTTCCGATTCATTTATAAATAACTTTGACATAAAAACTTTTATTAATAAATATCTATAATAACAAAAAACCCCTCACTTTGTAGGGGTTTCACTCATTAATGATATTGAACATGCGATGATATTATCAAACCACACTTTTTTAGGGTTACTTAGACTTCCTTTTTTAAATGTTTTTACATGACCATCAGTTGTTACTATAGTGATTGAGTCGTGGTTCTTAATACTAATTTCTCGTATGTTCATCTAAAACTAACTTCAACTGTTTTTGTTCAGTTTGATACTCTTTTAGTCTTTCTCTGGCAACTTCACAGTAATTTTTACTGATATCCATACCAATCCAAGGTCTACCTAACATTTCCGCAGCTAAACAAGTAGTCCCACTTCCGTTGAATGGGTCCATAACTACATCTTCTTTATATGAAAGAATTTTAATCGCCCTATATGGTATATCCAATGAAAATGTCGCCTTTGTTTTTTGTCTTGTATCCGCAAAATAATTCCACTGACCAAAGACTAAAGACATAAAATCTTTTTTATCTTTATCCTCATAGACTAACTTCTTTCTAAACTCACCTTCAATTTTTTCATTAGGAACCATTTGAAACTCACCTTTCCATTGAGGGGTTCCTTTAATATCTTTCTTATGTTTTTTCTTATAAGCAAGAATCACACACTCCTTAGGATTATAGATATATGGTGAAGACGGGCTCATCCAACTACCCCAAGCAGTTGTTTTTGAACGATGTGGGGAATCTTCTTCTAAATCTACAATACCAAAGAAACCAAACCCAATCTCTTTCATTATCATCCAAAATTCAGCAGAAAAATATATTCTACCACCTTTTTTTTGTCTGTTAATTTCGTAAGGAATGTTTAGTGCTATACGACCATCGTCTTTAAGTACTCGATAAGTCTCTCTTAACCATTCTCTTGTAAATTTCCAGTACTCGGCTATTTCTTTATCATCATCCCAACTATCATAATCAATACCAACACCATAAGGTGGACTAGTAACAACTAAGTCTACAGTTTTTTCGGACATCTCCGACATAAGTTTACGGCCATCACCGCAATAAATTTTATTCTTCTCCATTTTGTTCAATTGTTTTAATTCTTCTATCTAAATAAAATAACGCTTTTTTTAAATCTTGTACAGGTGGGTTGTCATCTTTTTTTCCACTTCTAACTATATACTTTAATACGTTAAATAGATATGCATCTTCATCTAACCCTGTAGCTTCTGCTATTTTTATAACCTCATATGGGTTATCTTCACCACCATAATGGTCAGGGTGTGATACTAATTCTTTACTCATTACCTTTAGCTTTTAAAACATAATAGTCATCAGCGTGTTTACTAACCTCTATTAAGTCTCTATTAATTAATTGTTTTAAAATTATTCTAGTTTTTTCTGTAGACTCACATAAAATATAATCCGATATGTAATTGATATGAATAGGTACCCTAAGTTTACCTGTTAACATATTCATACGTTCTGTTGGTATTTCAAATTTTTCACTCATAGTATTATCATTTAATTATTAATTTTCCATTTATTGTAAGGTATCATACTATAAGGATGTCTTTCAAAAAAACTTTCATGAATAAAAGTATACTCATTTTCTTGTTTTTTATCAAGATACGCACCCCAAAATGATAACGTTGAATTTGATAATATGTGTTTATCACACATACTCATCATATGAACCGCAATATACGGGTCTTCATCAATATAAACAAACTTTTCCTTAGGAAACCCTAATTTGTTTACGAAATTTTTGGCAGATTCTAAATTATCTGAAAACACAAGTACTTTATGTCCCTCACTCTCATTATTTAAAATTTTAATAACCCATTCTTCAGGTATTAATTTTATATCAAAAAAATTATCTTGTCTACCTCCACCCATTCTTAGATGTAAGGATATACTATTTTTAAATAAACTACCATAATTGTATTCAATATAATTTGTTATATTTTCATCAGGTTCGAATATTTCTAAAATATAATCCCTCTCGTGATGCCAATACAATTTATTAAAAAAGTAACCCTGAAATAGGTAAGGTGGTTTTACTTTTTGTTTTAAATCGTAGTACACTCCACCTTCACCAGTATCTATATCCCACCCTAAACTTTGGTCAAACCACCATTCAAAGGCATTAGGTCTACTATCGAACCACGGTAATTTAGGGTAAACATCACCAAATGATATATGTGGGTCTTTTAATATGTGTCCACCCCATGGGTCAAAATGTATATTTCTACCATTTCGATTAAGATGTTTATTAAATTTAGAACTCTCTGATTGATGTGTAGTCCAATAACCAACAATTGGGTCATAACCCATTTCTTTAGCGTAGACCATTAAGGTTGCTGTCTGAAACATCATATTACCCAAACCACCCGCTAAAAGAACTGATACAGTTTTATCTGTAATATTAACGTCTATAGGGTTTTGAAGTTTCATTAGTTTTGAGGTTTTTTTATTAAGACCCATTTATGTTCAGAATTTAGTTCAACACTTAGAACAAATTCTTGATTCCACATTTCAGGTTCTATTAATGATAAGAAATATTTTCCATCATCTCCATAATAAAGATAATAAATATGACCTATTATCGGCTCAAAAGAAAATTTAGACTCATACACTATTTGATTTAATTTAACTTCATCAACTAAATTATTATATTCATCTACTAATTCTTGGTATTTTTTATTGAATTTTTTCTGTATCTTTTGTACATTCCTTTGTTTGTAGGATGAAATATCTTCTATTTTAATAACGGGCGCCGATACGCTACTCCCATAAGGTAATATATTTGCGTTATATTTTTGAGTTTCTTCGTCCCATACAATATGGTCAGGTTTTTTAAGTTTAATGTTACTCATCTTAGGACTTTAATTCTTGAATTTTAATTGTTTGAAAAATATAGTTCATAACCTTTCTCTTAGCTATAGATAAAATAGAACCTTCTAACGGAAATTTTTCTTCATACCTAACCCTAAAAATAGGATATGAATCTTCTATCTGTTTTAAAAACTTTTCTGATTTTTTTTCATTGAAAATAATAGCTTTACTTCTAATTAAATTAATTAGACTTTTTTTATCGGTTACGTCTATCACGTCACCTTTATAAATTAAATCTACTTTACATTTATTTTCATTAGTTGTTTTAGTGTAGGTATTAATTCTATATTGATAAACATGTAATAACTCATCATACACAATATAAAAAAACCCTATACCTGGTTTAGTATTTGTTTTTTTAAGGTCATTAAAGACAATTCGTATTGAAACATTATCATATAGTAATGTCCATATAGACTTACCTATTAAAAATAAATCCGTTAATCTACTCTGAGAAAACTTTATAATCTTTGATATTTCTTCTTTAGTTTCTTTACTATGTCTTAAATTATTATACACCAAGTCGTCTAATAATATTTCATCATCAATATCGTCTGGTTCCCTATTAAGTGTAATATATCTAGAACGGTCCTTAATTGAACCAACGTTAGCTAAATGTAACGACAATTCTTGGAAGGATGGGTATAACTTAAATTCATCAAAGTCCTTATCAACTTTGGTAATATAGTCCATTAGAACATATTGTTTATGCTCTAAATCTATAGGTTCTTGTAAAATCCAATTGGTATCTAATCTCATATTCTCTTTAGTCTTCCTTTTTCCCAAACACTGTGGTTGGGCCCAAGCCTGTACCTAAAATAAGGCGAAGTATTGGCTCTGTAAAGACTAACGAGTCCAGCATCTTTCATTGAACTGAACATTGTTGAGAGATATCCTGAAAATACTACGTCTTCAGGGTCTTTTTCTAAGACATTAATTAAGAAATCTCTCTTACTGGCTGGTTCCCCTTCATTTGTTTTTTGAGTTATATAATTTAAAAATTTAATGTAAGCATTATCAGGATTTCTACTTTCAAAACGGTAATTTGAATGTGAGTTTACAGGGTTCCAAAACTTAAAACCTTCTTGATTACCCACACTTAACTCTTCATGTAATTCTTCAATAAAGAAATTAAATATATCTCTAATAACTTTATAATTAGTATGTATAGTATTTTGACTTAATAAATGTGCTAAATCATATGGGTCCGATTTAGACTCAAGATATTCTACCATTTCATATAGAGGTCTCCTATCATAAACATAATTTGGAGTACTGTTTCTTAATTCCCTAAATTCTATTTCCTCATCGTTATCACTTACTTTAATCATAATACGTTTTTCACCATACCAACCGACTACAAGTGGTCTCGTACCTTTATCATCACCAATTATATTAACTAACTTATCGTATAAAACATATTTTCTAATTTTACTAAAATTAAACTTATTTTCTCTAATAAGTTTAATTAACATAATCTCTAAACTTTTAGATTCATCAACTTTATGATTTTCTTCAATATCTTTTTCAATCGAATTGAAAGCTGAATTTGTTTTTAAAAAACCTAACAGATTAGAATTAAAATTATCTTTAGCATCAAAAAGTGAGTACCTATCCTCAGCTACATTATAATGAATGGCGATTTTATAATAATCATTATCTTTATTTAAATTTTTAAATATAAAATAATACAAAGGACCTCTATCATTATAGGCTCTAAATGCGTTACCACCAGATGTGGCTGACGTACACCATTTGGTACCCTGACCATAATAACATGATGATTTTTGAGTAAGTGGTTTAACTATTAAAACTTCAGAGTCCTCATATATCTTTGAGGTGCCCGATTCTACTTTAGTTTTTTCTTCACTTTTTGTGTCACCGTAAACTTCTAACGCATCGATAAGGTCATGAAGGTTTTTATATTGATTAATATCTTTGTATTGTAAGTTTTTCCTTACTCTATCAAATTTTTCAATCCAATTAATTACACTATCTAAAGAAATAATTGTATTACCAAAGTCATCAAAATTTCTTTTAAGTACCCAATTTACATATTTATAATTTGTTTTCTTATTGAATTCATGGTCTAAGAACTCCTCTATTGTTTTGCGTAACTCAGGGTTCTCATCAAAACGATTGAGTATATCTTCTCTTCTACCTTCTATTAAATTTAATAACTTCATTATTCTGTTCTAAAAACGTGAAACCAAGTATCACCTATCATTACTTCATTATCTAACCCATCGTAACTACTAAGAGAATTACCCACACCATCGCTATCAATTGCTGACTCAAATAACGCATCTTTATCGACATAGTCACTTATATCTAAACCATAATCGGTCATACTAGCCATCATATCATACATGACATCATTAACTCTACTATTTACCATATCTTCAATTTGTTCCTCTGTCGGTTCACCTTCAGGGTCAGATTCAATATATGTTATTTCATCATCTATTTCATTCCATCTATCTTCAGCTAATTCTACCTCATCTTCATTATATACGTCATCTACATTTCTAGTTATCTCATCTAACTCTTCTGCCTCTTCTTTTAATTTGGCTACTTGAGATTCTTGTTCGTCTGATAGTGGTAATTCGTCTGTATCAAAATATGATTCATAATTATTATTTACATCATCTTCAAACATATCATAAAAATAATCTCTAACTTCCTGCTCATCAATATGACTTTCAATAAACGAGCTACTCCATCCGTCAGCCCCTTGGTCATCCCATAGTCCTTCCATATATTCTTTAGCCGCTTGCCATACTTCATCCCACGTACCAACAGCAAAGGTTATTCCAGTATCATCATCACCTACCCATTCAAATGTTGGTAAATCATAATGATTATACTGTGACGGGATTAAATCATATATAGACTCACCTTCTTCTTCTAAAACAGATACGCCGTACTCATCAACCATAACTTCAAATACCGCATTAGCCTCCAGCGCTTGTTGGTCAGGTTCGTTTTCTAAATTCCATGAATCCTCTTCTTTTCTTTCATCCGCATCAGCCCTTAACTGAGCAATTCTACGTCTTTCAGCCACTCTTCTTAATCTTTCTCTTTCAAGTCTAGCCGCCTCTTTATCTTTAAAGATATTAATCTCTCTTTGGTAGTTAGTATTAATGTATTTATCAATCGCGTTTTGAATTTCATCATATTCTGGAGTACCTAATATCCACCCATCTTTAAAAGATTTATCAGGTGCATCATAGAATGTTTTATCTCCATCATATTTTTGTAATAAAGCCACTTTATAATATTTGTCATTACTTTTTGCTTTTTTATCTAAGATATAGAAAAGTTTACCATCTACATTGTAGTTATCGAAATGTGAAGAACCATTCATAGAGGCAGTACACCACTTAGTACCAGCACCATAATAACAACTCGCCTTATGTGTTTGAGGAGTTACAACCGTAAATCGGTCATCTTCATAAACAACATCAGCACCATCAACAGATTTAACTGTACGTCTAACTTTATTCTCATGATTATTAATAGCAGTTATTATCTCATCTAAAGTTTTAAATTGATTAATATCTTTTTGTTGTAGAGCTTGTTGGTACTTAATAAATTTCTCAACTACTTTTTCAGCTTTACTTAAATTCTCATCAAAATTTTCTGTAGGTATAACTTTACCTAAAAATGTAAGGAATTTTTGATTAGGGGCTAATTGTCTAGATAGGGTAAAAACTTTTTTAAGTTGTTCGTCAGAAAACTTGTCTCTAAACATTCTTAAAAAATCATCCTTCCTACTTTCTAATAAAACTTGACTAAGATTCATAATATTGTACTTTTATCATAAATATAAATAAAAACCGATTATTACACTAATTCATGGTTACTTATATTTATTATTATAAACTTTACTAAAAAAATATCAACTATGGGATGCGGATGTAAAAACAAAAACAAAAACCAAACAAAACAAAGTTCACAAACTGTTAAAAGTACAAACACTCAAACTGTTAAAGAAGCCATCAAAAAGACGGTTGAAAAGTATTACGATAAGAAGTAATTAAACAAAATAAGGGATTGGGGTAAATAGGTGAGGTAAAACTCACCTTTTTTTATATTTATATGTAAATAACGTGTTATGAAAGAAAAAATTATCAATATACTATCGGGAGGTTCAGGTGAGGTTGAAGACTTTATCAACCGTTATCTCAATGGAGATAAGGATAGTTTTTTTGATTTGTTAGAAAGGTTTGGGTTACTTCAAAACTCCGACACATACGAAAGTGTTATTGAAATGTTTCCAATGACTTATCTAAGAAAGAGTTATATTGATGACCGTAAAAAAACTATCGATAACATTGTTTCCACTTATAGTGATATAACTAAGAAAGGTGATAAATATTTTTTAACTCTTGGTGAAAGGTCAGACTTAAGTATTTTTTTTAAATCAGATGACGGTAATCGTGAAATGTCATCATCGGAAATGGTTAAAAATATTTTAGGTGAAGATGATTGGTTCGAACCATTTAGCGATGTTACTCAAAATTTGTATACCGATGTTATTGAAGAGTTAAATGAAAAAAATAAATTCTTACTTGCCAAATCAATATCTGAAGAATTATCAGGAACTCAAATTTCACCCGAAACTGAGTTATTAGAAAATATGGCTAAAGACCAAGGTCACCCCGATTATGTTGATGTTAAAGACCCTATGTTAGTAATGGATATTTTAGAAGAAGATGAAACATCTACTAAAGTTTTATTAGATGAAGCTTCTGAAGTTTCAAGTAATTTATATTCACTTCACCATAACTCATATAATACAGCATATACCGATGAAAAGTATAATGAAATAATGAGTGAAGTTAGAAGTTTATTGGAGATAGATAATAGTGGTGATTGGGAATCTAAGACCATAAAGAATAGTAAAGGTGAGGAGAAAACTATATATAACTACATCATTGAAGTTACCAAATTCATACCTTTTTTATTTAGTTCAATTTTTAATGATGACTATCAATTAGATGATTATAGAAATGCATTTGACTATTATGGTGACTTTGAAGACCTCACTAAAGAAATGATTACTGAGGAAGTAATTGAAGGTGCATCAATGAGTAGAAGTTATTATGATTATGCCGACCATACTTTAGTTAAAAAGTATTTAAATGATATGATTATTGATTACGTTTAAACTTTCCCTCTAACTCAGTTAGTTCACCATCTTTATCCTTTAAGATTAATTCTTGTTCCTTAATTGCTTCAAATAATACTGAGATTAATTGTTCATAACTAACTTTATAACCTCTTTCTTCTGAACCACCAATTAATTCAGGTAAAACTTCTTTTACCTCTTGAGCAATAACTCCAATATCTTTTCTACCACCATCAAGTAAAACGGTACCATCGAGATTTTCTTCTTTCCATATAAATTCAACACCACGTAGATTTAAAACTTTCTGTAAAGGTGTATCAATTTTTTTAATATTTTCCTTTAATCTTTTATCGGAAAAAGAACCTGCCGGACCTTGGGCTCCTGCCGGTCCTTGAGTTCCTTGAATACCTTGTGAGCCTTGACTTGAAGTTCGTCCTTTTAAACCTTTTTCTCCGGTTCTACCTTTAATCCCTTTAAGTCCTTTTGGTCCTTTTTGTCCTGCTGGCCCTGTTGGTCCGCCAGAACCTGTAGGTCCTTTTGGACCTTGCGGACCTTGTGGTCCATCTTTACCAAGTACACCTTTTGGACCTTTAGGTCCTTTATAACCTTTATGTCCTTTTAGGCCTTTTGGTCCTTTAGCTCCTTTAGGACCTTTAGGTCCTTTAAGACCTTTTTCAGTACTTGCCGGTCCTTGTGGTCCTGTATCACCTACGTCTCCTGACCCTTGAGATAATCTTGGTCCTTTTAAACCTTGGGGTCCTTGCGGTCCTCTAGGACCTTTGTAACCTTTTGGACCTTTAAATCCTTTTTCCCCTGTATTCCCCTTATGACCTTTAGGTCCTTTGGGTCCTTGTCCACCTTTGAACCCTTTAGGTCCTTTTGGTCCTTGACTACCTACATTTCCTCTTGGTCCCTTTTCTGAACTTGCCGGACCTTCTTTACCTGTCGGACCTGTCGCCCCTCCAGAGGCTTTGGGTCCTTGTGGACCTGTAGGCCCTTGCGGTCCTCGTGGTCCTTGGGGTCCTCGTGGTCCTGGCTCATTACCATCAGCACCTACAGCCCCTTTAGGTCCTTGTGGACCTTGTCCAGGTTGATAACCTGTAGGTCCTTGTGGACCTTGTCCACCTCTCGGACCTTTAATACCTTTATTACCTTTATCCGTACTTGCCGGACCTTGTGGTCCTGTAGGTCCATTAAGACCTTGACTAGCTTTAGGTCCTTGTGGTCCTTGTGAACCCTGAGGCCCTCTTGGACCCTTATTACCTTCTGGTCCCCTAACAGAACTTGCCGGTCCTTGTGGACCTTGTTGACCCGTTGCCGCTCTCGGCCCTTTGTAACCCTTAATACCTTTATCTGATGTTTGTGATTTAAGACCACCTTTTAAACCTTTATTACCTTTATCAGTACTTGATGGACCTGTCGGTCCTTGTGGACCTGTATCACCACCAGAACCTTGTGTTGCCTTAGGCCCTTGTGGTCCTAAATCACCTTTAATACCTTTATTACCTTGTGGACCTCTATCTGTACTTGCCGGACCTTGTGGTCCTGTAGGTCCATTAGTACCTTGACTAGCTTTAGAACCTTGTGGTCCTTGCGAGCCTTGGCTTTGTCGTGGACCTATAGCTCCTTTTGGTCCTGCAGTATTACCTGCCGGTCCTTTGGGTCCTGTTGGTCCTTGAATACCTGTACCTGACGCACTACCTTGGGGACCTCGGTTACCATCATTACCTTGTGGTCCTTTTGGTCCTATTGGACCTCTATCAGTACTTGCAGGTCCTTTTGGTCCTGTAGGACCTGTTGCCCCATTAGATGCTTTAGGTCCTTGTGACCCTTGTGTACCTCTCCCTGTCTGTAAACCTTTTGGTCCTTTATAACCTTTTAAACCTTTATCTGTTGAAGATGGTCCCTTATCACCTTGTGTGGTATTTTTAGTACCTTTTGGTCCTGTAGGACCGGTGGGGCCATTTGGTCCTTTAGTACCTTTATAACCTTTTTGCCCTTTAATACCTTTATCAGTACTTGATGGACCTGTCGGTCCTTGTCCACCGGTAGTTCCCTTTGGTCCTGTCGGACCTTGAGGTCCTTGTCCACCTTGATTACCTCTAGGACCTTTTGGTCCTTGTGTTCCTTTATCAGTATTAGTTGGACCTGTTGGTCCTTGTGGACCTTTAAGTCCTTTATCGGCATTATTAGGTCCTGTTGGTCCGTTGGGTCCTGTTGGTCCCGTTATACTATTTCCAATAGTTCCTCTCGGTCCATCTGTACCTTTCGGTCCTTTGATACCTTTGATACCTTTATTACCTTTATTTGTGGACGTACCACTCGGACCTTTTTCAGCTGTTGGACCTGTTGGTCCTTGTGTTCCTCTCGCCCCTTTAGGTGAAGTACCAATTGTACCTCTCGGTCCTTGAAAACCTTTAGGTCCCTTATCACCTGTAGGTCCTTGTAGTCCTTTATCTGTATTTGTTGGTCCAATATCTCCACCAACGGCAACATCACCTATAAGTCCCTTTTCATTATTACCTTGAGGTCCCTGAGGCCCTTGTGGTCCTCTTAACCCTTTAGTACCTTCTGGTCCTTTTAAACCTTTGTCAGAACTTGCAGGTCCAATTGGTCCTTGTGGACCTGTAGGTCCTTGTGACCCTGAACTAGTTGATGATTGTGGTCCGATTAATCCTTTATTACCTTTGATACCAATTAATCCCTTTAACCCTTTCGTACCTTTATCAGTACTTGCCGGTCCTTGAGGTCCGTTATCTCCACCAGAACCTGTAGGTCCTTTTAGTGAATCACCCTGCAACCCTCTATCTCCATCAAATCCTTTTGGTCCTGTCGGTCCTTGTGGACCTATTGGTCCTTTAACGGCTGCTGGTCCACCTGGACCTGTTGGACCTTGTGGTCCGATAAATCCTTTTTCACCTTGTGTACCTATTACACCTCTACCTTGTTTAGGTCCTTTAATACCCTTGATACCTTTAATACCCTTGATACCTTTATCACCTTTGTCTGTAGATTGTGGACCTCTTGGTCCTAAATCACCATCAGGTCCTTGTACACCTACAATACCATCAGGACCTTGCGGACCTTGTGGTCCTGTAAGACCTTTTATACCTTTGTTACCAATAGGTCCTTTATCAGCGGTAGGTCCTGTTGGTCCTTGTGGTCCATTATCCCCATCTGTCGACCTAACACCTTTATCACCTTGTGGACCTTGATTTCCAAGAATACCTTTTTGTCCCTTTACACCTTTTATACCTTTTGGTCCTTTTTGACCTTTATCTGATGATGTCGGCCCTTTTAAACCTGTTGGCCCTTGAGGTGAATCACCACCTATACTACCTTTTGGTCCTTGTTCAGGTTTTAGACCCTTATTTCCTTTAACACCTTTAAGACCTGTCGGACCTTTAGTTCCTTTATCTGAAGATGTTAACCCTTTTAGACCTGTTGGTCCTTTAAGACCTTTTGTTGAGTCTGACGGCTTTAACCCTTTTAACCCTTTAGGTCCAACAATACCTTTCTCACCTTGTGGTCCTCGGTTACCTTTATCCCCTTTGACTGAAAGCTCACCTTTGATTCCTTTTTCTCCGTCAGAACCAATACCACCTTTGATACCGAAGTCACCTTTATCACCTGTAGGTCCAACGATTCCCTGAATACCTTTATTACCTTTTAAACCTTTATCACCGTCAACACCTTGTAGTCCTTTGAGACCTTTTTGACCTTTAAGACCTTCTGTCTGCCCAACCCAATGACCTCCAGAGTCAACTACCATCATACTACCAACATAAAGTTCACTATTAATAACATTAACCTCACCTGGTAATGATAATGGAGTAGCACTATCAGATATTTTAAAAATATTTGTAGAAGACTTAAATACTAAATCACCTGTAGTATCTATTTCAATAGTATAATCAACACCTGTACCACTAAAAATTATATGTGGATTGGTGTTTAATGTACTTCCCGTAGGATATATTATAATATTAGCCATTAATCTATTTGTGTTCTTAACCAGTTTATTTGTTCCTCTATGTCTTCAATAAATACTTGTTGACTTTTAATCGCTTCAATAATTAATGCATTTAATTTATAATACTTAATAGCTAAATAACCATCATCCCTTCTATAAACTACTTCAGGATATAATAAGTTTATTTCTTGTGCTATCATACCAATTGAATGTAATTTTTGTCTTTCCTTTAAGAAGTCATATCCTGTATAATTTTCATTCCAATCATATTCCGTAACATTAATTTTTAGTAACTTATTCAAAGAGTCACTTAATGTTTTAGTACCATGTTTAAGTCTACTATCAGAAGCCCTACAATCGGCACAAGCATATATTTCACAAGCATTTACTACTGATTTAGGTGGTGGTGTAATTACCCATGAAAATAAAACTCCACCTAAGTTGACCGCGTCCCATATAGTTATAAAATCTGTAGATAGATTTCTCATACATGGTAATCCCTCAAATTCTCTACAATCTTTACAATCTGGGTCAGTATAGAGGATATCACCCTGAGCTAATGGTTGTATATCACCTTTATATACAGTCAAATTTACCTTATCTCCACATGGGCTACTTCTACCATTACAATACGCACAATCTTCACCTGCTCTTACCGCAATGTCATGAGCGAAACAAAACGCACCACCTGTGGGTCCTTTTATACCTTTATTACCTTTTAAACCTTTTGGTCCTGTTGGTCCAGATAACGCTGCTGGTCCATCTGACCCTTGTGGGCCTCTTGGTCCTTGTGGACCTTGAAGACCTTGTGGACCACTACCACCTTGTCGACCTTTATACCCTTTAGGTCCTTTATAACCTTTATAACCTTTTGGTCCTGTTGGTCCTTGTGGTCCGGGATTTCCAGCGATACCTGTTTGACCCTTATCTGTAGAAGCATTACCTCTCGGACCTTGTGGTCCTCTTGGTCCTGTTTTAGATGATTGTGACCCTTTCGACCCTTGAGGTCCTCTTGGGCCCTTGTAACCTTTAATTCCTTTATGTCCTTTTAAACCTTTTGGTCCTAATGGTCCTATTGGTCCTGTCGGTCCTTGAGATGTGCTTTGGGTACCTATTAGTCCTCTACCACCTTGTGGACCTCTACCACCTTGTGGACCTTTTGGTCCTTTTGGTCCTTTAGTTGTATTAGTTGTTCCTTGTGGACCACGAGTACCTTTATCACTATTTGCTGGCCCTGTAGGTCCTAACTGACCCTTTAAACCTTTCTCACCTGTAATACCTTTTAGTCCTTTGAAAGCGGCTGGACCTCCAATACCTACAGCACCTTTTGGTCCTTTTGAAGTACTTTGAGGACCTGTCGGTCCTTGTGGACCTTTTGGTCCTTTTAGTCCTGTTGGACCTGTATCACCATTTTGAGCGGTCGGTCCATTTGGCCCTCTTTCTCCTTTATAACCTTTAACTGAACTACCAGTTCCTTGTGGTCCTAAAGGTCCTTTATACCCTTTATGTCCTTTTAACCCTTTTAACCCTTTGAATGCTGCGGGTCCACCTGCACCTGTTGGACCTGTTGGACCACTTTGTGTTCCTTGATTTCCTGTCGGTCCTTTAGGTCCTATTAAACCTTTTGTACCTTTTAATCCTTTGAATGCTGTCGGTCCTGTCTGTCCTTGAGGACCTCGTGGTCCTTTATCACCAGCAACACCTGTTGTCGCTCCTTGTGGTCCTAAAGGTCCCTTATATCCTTTAGGTCCTTTAGTCCCTTTTTTACCTTTAATACCTTTAAATGCTGCCGGACCTGTTGGACCTTGTGGTCCTCCATCGGCAGTTGATGGTCCTTGTGGTCCCTTAGGTCCTTTATACCCTTTATGTCCTTTTAACCCTTTTAACCCTTTGAATGCTGTCGGTCCATTATCCCCTGTTGGACCTTGAGGTCCACCATCTCCTGTCGCTGAACCTATTGGACCTTTTGGTCCATAAGCCCCTTTAATACCTTTTTGACCTTTAAGTCCTTTATAGGCTGTTGGTCCATTATCTCCTCCAGGTCCTGTAGGTCCTTGAGATGTACTTTGTGTTCCTTTCGGCCCTTTAGGTCCTTTAGGTCCTTTATAACCTTTTATTCCTTTTAGTCCTTTAAATGCTGCCGGACCTGTTGGACCTTGTGGTCCTTGTTCTCCACCAGTACCTGTTGTTGTTCCTCTTCCACCCTGTGGTCCTCTTGGTCCCTTAATACCTATTAATCCTTTACTACCTTTTACTCCATCAGTTGCTCTTAATCCTTTGAGACCTTTTTGACCCTTAAGACCTTTAACTGTTGAAGTAGTACCTCTACTACCATCTGGACCTTTATAACCTTTTTGACCTTTTATACCTTTATCACCATCAGTGGCTCTAAAACCTTTTTGACCTTTAATTCCTTTGTCACCTGCAGATACACTTATTAAACCTTTATCACCAGTAACACCTTTTAACCCTTTTAAACCTTTAGGTCCTTTATTACCTTGTGGTCCTTTATAACCTTTTTGACCTTTGATACCTTTATAACCCTTTTGCCCTTTGATACTTTCAGGACCTTGTGGGCCCGCATCACCTTGACTGGCTTTAAGTCCTTTATTTCCTTGAGGCCCTATTAAACCTTTTAACCCTTTAAAACCTTTATTACCTTTTAATCCTTTAAGTCCTTTATTACCTTGGTCCGCCACTGGTCCCGTTGGTCCTTGTGGTCCTCCATCACCTTGACTCGCGATTAAACCTTTAGGTCCTTTAGGTCCCTTAACACCTTTCTTACCTTTTAATCCTTTATAACCTTTATTACCTTTATCTCCCTGTGGTCCTCTTTGACCCTTTTCCCCTGTAGGTCCTAACTCATTACCTTGGCTTGTTGGCCCTTGAGGTCCTTTTGTCCCATCAATACCCTTTTTACCTTTTAACCCTTTTAATCCTTTAAGTCCTTTAAGACCTTTATCCGCTCCCTCACCATCTTGTGAAACTGGACCTTGAGCTCCTTGGTCAGCAATTGCTCCTTGTGGTCCTTGTGGACCAAGTAATCCTTTTCGACCTTTTAAACCTTTGAGACCTTTATCACCTTTATTACCGGTCAGACCTTTATCGGATTGAGGACCTGTTGGTCCCGTATCTCCTTGGCTAGCTATTAGACCTTTGACACCTTTAATACCTTTAAGACCTTTATTACCTCTTCTACCTTTAATACCTTTTTCACCTTTATCGGTAGAAGTTTCACCTCTACCACCTGTAGGTCCTTGGTCACCATCAGGACCTATTTGACCTTTGGGTGAAACACCTATGGAACCATCAGGTCCTTTAATACCTTTTGGTCCAACAACTCCAACTTCACCTTTTGGACCTTTTAAATCACCAACAGGTCCATCAACACCGATAGGTCCCTTTTCACCTACCACACCTTTTGTTCCACTATCGGTATCAGGTCCTTTAGCCCCTTTTAAACCTTTTAATCCTTTTAATCCTTTTAATCCTTTAGTTCCTTTATCGTCACCAGCGATTCCTTTATTACCTTCGTCACCAGTTTCACCTTGTTGTCTTAGAAAAGACGTTAAAGCGTTTGTAACAACGGATTCCGTAAAATTACTAACAGTAGGGTCAACATCAAATCCAAAATGTTTTAGTCCTGAACCATTTTTAAAACTACTTTCTAAATTTGTATAACAAGTTTCAGACGTTAAACCTGAATATACATTTGTTCTTGTTAATGCACTTAAATTTAAGTTTTCAGGACCAACTGAAGTTATGTTATCACCATATCTGTTTAAAAACTCATTACTAGTGATGGTACTACCCTCAATTGCTGCTACTGCATGTTGAACAAACGCATAAGTTGAAGTACCTCTAAGTGGGTTTACAACTGGATAAACTAAACCTTGAGCATTACCCCCTCTATTGGATATAATATCTTCATATACTTGAACATAAGAACAGTAATCGTGTAAATACCTATTCGTATATTCATCACCCGCATTATTATTCCAATAATTACCATTTAATTCAAATGGTTTATTATACAAATCACTCTTAGTTGGATTACTATTAGTCCCACCTACCTGTCCATGATATAAACCAACAAGACCATCTGACTCATCAGCAACAATAATTACCAAATAGTTAGTATTATCACCACCAAATGAACCTTGTCCCGATGTTTCCGTATTATTTAAATCACTATGGTCAAAAGGTACACCCTGAGATATTGTTTCAGCGGCACCTGTATCTAAATTAACACCTCTGTTAATTCTTCTATATATCGTTTCACCATCATTAAATTGTGAGTTTCTTGGTACACAATTACCACCTGAGTTAGACTTACAATAATCAGATTGATAAGTTGCATTAGGTACAGCACTATTAAATTCATTAATTTGTGTGTTATCAGATAAGGTACCTCCGGATAGTGAACCAAGATATGGGTAAGATGCCCACCATAACCAGTTTTCACCATTATGAGAATTTTTACCAATTACCCCCTCGTATAGTTTATTAATATCACCATCACCATTTACCGTTTGGAACCAATCTCTAACACTCTGCGAAGCTTCTTTAGCTTTATCACTTGGCATTGATGTCGCGTCATAGAAAACATAAACATCTACATTTGCAGTAATCCCAATTGGTCCTTGAGGTCCTTTTACACCTACCTCACCTTTTGGACCAATTGGTCCTTTATTAGTACCTGTGGGTCCTTGGTTACCTTTACTCGCCGATAATCCTGTAGGACCTTTCAGTGAGTCACCAATTAATCCCTTTATACCTTTATTACCTTTGAAACCTTTAAACCCTTGTGGTCCTACTGGACCTTTTAAAGATGTCGGACCTATTGGTCCTGTATTACCCTGAGGACCTATTTGACCTTTGACACCTGTTGGCCCTATAGGTCCTTGGTTAGCCTTTTCTCCTTTGATACCTTTTAACCCCTTAGTACCTTGGTCACCCTGTGGACCTTGTTCAGTAGAAGTTATACCTTTTAAACCTTTTTTACCTTTTAAACCTTTTTCTCCATCAACCGCTCTACTACCCTTAAGACCTGTAGGTCCATTTGGACCTTGTGTACCAGTCGGTCCAATCATATTCATAGGGTAACCCTTCCACTTACCTAAGTCATCAATTAGTTCGTTACTATTCTCTTTCTTTACTGAAACAGACGGCATAAACTTTATATTATCTAACTCTAAGTTTGAAGTAATTTTAAAATCATTACCTAAGTGGGTGTTGAAATTTAATTCACCACTATTATAGTCAATATTAATCATAGTACTATTAGTACCTGAAAAACTGATTGTCCCACCCGTTGGATTTATTTTAATGTCTCTACCCATTTAAAATTTTTGATTTTAATATGTTAATTCTATCTGTTATATTTTCAATACGTGTGTTTTGTTCTTGTATAGAACCTATACCAATCGCAACTAATTTACCGTACTCAAGTTTTAGATAACCACTCTCACTATTAAATACAACTTCAGGTATAACTTTTTCAATATCTTGAGCGATAAATCCAAAATCTTCACCATAATTATTTTCAAATTTAGTTGACCCACCTTTCCATGTAAACTTTACACCGTCAATTAATTTTAACTTACTTAGATTACCTTTTAAAGATTTAATATTATTTTTTAATCTTTTATCTGATGCTGGACCTTGTAGTCCCTGTGGTCCTTGTAAACCTCTTGGTCCTTTTGGACCTTTAGGTCCTTGTCCACCAGTTGGCCCTGTCGCACCACCACTACCAGCCGGTCCTTGTGGTCCTGTCGGTCCCTGTGGTCCACTTGTTCCTTGTCCTCCTCTTGGTCCCGTACTACCAATTGGCCCTCTTAGTCCTTTTACCCCCTTTACTGTTGATGTTGGTCCTTTTGGTCCTATCGGACCTTTATCCGTACTTGCCGGACCTTGTGGTCCTGTTGGACCTGTTGGTCCAAGGTCATTACCAATTGGCCCTGTTGGTCCTTTTACTGTTGAAGTATTACCTTGCGGACCTATTGGTCCTTGACTACCTTGTTTTTCAATAGGGCCTTTTAGTCCTTTAAGACCCTTTAACCCTTTTTCAGTACCTGCTGGTCCTTGTGGTCCCGTTGGTCCATTTGAACCTCCACCACCTGTTGGCCCTGTTGGACCACCTGACCCATTTGACCCACCTGGACCTGTTGGTCCATTTGAACCTCTTGGTCCTTTATAACCTTTTATACCTTTATCTGTAGATTGTAGACCTCTTGGTCCTTGTGAGCCTTGTGGTCCTCTATTTCCTTTAGGTCCTTTACTACCTTGTAGACCTTTAAGACCTTTATCTGTACCTATAAAACCTTTTTGACCTTTATCTGTAGATTGAGAACCTTGTGGTCCCTTAATACCTTTACGTCCCTTTGGCCCTTTTCGCCCTTTTAATCCTTTAACACCCTGTAGACCCCTTTCTGAACTTGACGGTCCTATTGGTCCTTTTACTGTTGAATCATTTCCTCTTGACCCTTGAGGTCCTTGATTACCTCTATTACCCTTCGGCCCTTTTGGCCCTTTAAGTCCCTTTAAACCTTTTTCAGTACTTGGCTGTCCTTTTAATCCTTTTACTGTTGAATCATTTCCTCTTGGTCCTTGCGGTCCTCGTATACCTTTATCACCTTTTATTCCTGAATCACCAACTGCACCTTTTTGACCTTTAGTATTATTAGTTGGACCTTTTGGTCCTTGTGTAGTTGAAGCTGAACCTCTTGGTCCTTGCGGTCCTTGCGACCCCTGATTTCCTCGATTACCTTTAACTCCTTTTAAACCTTTTGGACCTTTAGTTGTATTATCTATCCCTTTAAACCCTTTAACCGTTGAATTGGCTCCTCTAACACCTTGTGGTCCTTGGTTACCTCTATTACCCTTTGGCCCTTTTAAACCTTTTAGTCCTTTTAGCCCTTTTTCAGAATTATTTGGTCCTTTCGCCCCTTTTACTATTGATGTCGCACCTTGTGCCCCTCTATTACCAACAGAACCTCTTGGCCCTTTAGGTCCTTTATAACCTTTCTGTCCTTTAATACCTTTAGTAGTACTGGTTATACCTTTATACCCCTTTACGGTTGATGTTGCTCCTTGTGGTCCTCTTGGACCTTGACTACCTCTATTACCTTTAACTCCTTTTAAACCCTTTAACCCTTTATGACCTTTAGTGTCATTGGTTGGACCTTGTGGACCCGTTGGTCCTGCAGCGGCTTGGTCCCCCTGTGGTCCCTGTGGACCTTTTTGACCTTTATCAGTAGATTGTTTTCCTTGTTGTCCTCTATTACCAACCGGACCTCTATCGGTACTTGCCGGTCCTGTTGGTCCTTGTGCGGCTTGACTCCCTCTACTTCCTTGTGGACCTTTTTGACCCTTATCAGTAGATTGTGAACCTCTATCGCCTTGAGGACCCTTAAGTCCTTTTTCCTCAGACTGTGGACCTCTATTACCTTTGTCGGATGATACACCAATATTACCTCTGTTACCTGTTGGCCCTTGCGGTCCTTTACCTCCTCTTACACCATCACTTCCTTGTGGTCCACGTCCACCAGTTAAACCCTTTAAACCTTTTTGTCCTTTTATACCTTTATCAGTTGAAGTTGGACCTTGTGGTCCTTGGTCACCCTGTGGTCCCTGTTCCCCTACAGTTCCTGTACTTGATTGTGGACCTTGTAACCCAATAGGTCCTTTAGGTCCTTCAATACCCTTTAAACCTTTAGGTCCCTTAAGACCCTTATCGGTTGAAGTAGCACCTCGATTACCTTTATCACCTATAGACGCCTGATTACCTGTTGGACCTTGTGGACCTTGTGAATTTTTAGGTCCTTTTAAACCTTTATTACCCTTAAGACCTTTAAGTCCTTTGAATGGTGTTGGTCCAACTACACCCTTTATACCTTTGTCACCTGTAGAGGCTATACTACCTTGATTACCAATCGCACCTTGAGGTCCTTGTGGTCCTCTATTACCTTTTAGACCTTTAATACCTTTTAGACCTTTCTGACCTTTATCATCACCTTTAGGTCCTGTTGGTCCAGTAGGTCCTTGTGATGCTTGTGTACCGATACCTCCTTGAGTACCTCTATTAGGTTTTAAACCTTTTAAACCCTTTACACCTTTTAACCCTTTTTGACCCTTAATACCCTTATCTGTTGAAGTGATTCCTTGTAATCCTTGTGGTCCTTGTGGTCCTTGTGTAGTTGTACTGGCTTGTGGTCCTTTAATACCTTTCGGACCTTTTGTTCCTTGAAGACCTTTAAGTCCCTTGTCCCCTTTATAACCTATTGGTCCTTGAGCCCCCGTTGGACCTTGTTGACCATTATCACCACTTACAGCAATAAGTCCTTTATGTCCCTTCACACCCTTAAGACCTTTCACACCCTTAAGACCTTTAACACCTATCAGCCCTTTTATACCTTTTTCTCCTGTTGGACCTTTAGGTCCTATGGGTCCTTGTGAACCAACACTTGCTATTGGTCCTTGTAATCCCTGAGTACCTTGAATACCTTTCGGACCTTTTGTTCCTTGAAGACCTTTAAGTCCTTTAAGTCCTTTATCCGCAGATGAACCCGATTGTGAAACTGGTCCTTGTGGTCCTAAAGAACCTTTTTTACCTTTTTCACCTTCAATACCTTTGACACCTTTAGGTCCTTGTGGTCCTTTTAAACCCTTATTACCTTTATCACCAACAATACCTTTATCTGAATTTGAACCTTGTAAACCTACAGGTCCTTGACTGGCTTTATCTCCAATAGCACCTTTAATACCCTCTTCACCCTGAACTCCACGATTACCTTTTTCACCTTTCGGACCCACTTCAGTGGATGTTGGACCTTGTGGTCCTTTTAAACCTTTATCACCATCATTTTGGAACGCCCAACTAGTACCTATAGTACCAAATCTACCTTTGAGACCTTTTAACCCTTTTCTACCTTTATCACCTTGTGGTCCATCAACACTTGTACCTCTATTAGCTGTTGGCCCTACAGGTCCCTGTACACCTTTTAAACCTTTATCACCGTCAACACCATGATTACCTTTTAGTCCTTGAGTACTACCTTTCCAACCACCAGTGTCCGTAATAGAACCAACACTATTAAATGCTACGTCATTACCTAAGATAATAGAACCTTTAACATTTAACCTATCTTCATCAATAACAACTAAAGCATCACCATGTGTTGCACCTGAAAAAGTTAGACGACCGTCATTGTGAACATTTAATGAAATAGTATCACCATTAGTGTTCTCAAAAATAATATAAGGAAGTGTCGTACCTGTTGGTTGTGGTACTATTATAATGTTTTTAGCCATTGGTGCAATTCAAAGGGTTTATCTTATTTTATAAATACTCACAAAAAAGTTTATTATTCATTTTAAATACCGATTTGTATTTATCATTCAAGTTTTTTTTTATATAATACATTTAATAAATATTTAAAAGTCATTTAATATGCCGAACTACATAGTACAAACTTATTCAAGAGGTGAAGACTTAACTAATCTATTAGTTAATAAGGTAATTCTTGAGATAGAAAAAGAAACTAAAAATCATAAAACAAACATACAAGTAATAAACAACAGTAACTTTATAGTGGTGAGAGGAAATACCACACATAAAACACCAATTAACTTATCTAAATTATTTATATCATATTATAAAACACTCTTTAGTAGTGATATAAATTTAAATGTTGTTGACCTTATCGAATATGACACACCTGTTGAGGAAGAATCGATTTATTTTAAAAAAACATATACTAAAGATGAGTTATCCGATTCAATAAAAAAACAAACCTATTTAGATACGTTAAATAATAAACACTACAGGTTTACCGCTTGTACTGATTTAAACATTGTATTTACTACAAATGATTTTAATGAAGATATCATAAGTGATGTGTTAAATAATTTTGAGGATTATAAAATTTTAAAAAATAATTCTTCTGTTGAAACTTTTAAATCATCACAACATTACGGTAAAAACTTAAAAACATCTAAACTTTTTGAGTCGTACTTTAACTACATTGTTTATAATATATTTGAGAGAGGATTATGTCGTGACTTAACCGTTGAATTTTTTACAGACGCTAAGTTTGACACAATTAATTGGGAGAATATATCACTTAAAGTTACCTCAGACAGTTTAATGACAAGTAATGAGTGGTTAGAATCTTTAATTTTAGATTTATTTACATTTAAACCTGATGAAATAATTAAGAGGTGGGATTTGAATGAGTATGATTTCTCAGAAGAAATCATAAGTCATTTTAATATATGGAAAGTAAAAGATAAAGTAGGTGAAATGATATTATTTTAAATATCGTTTCACCTTAACCAAAGCTTCGTCTAAATCTTCAAAGTCATCATCAGGTACCAGTAATTTTATGTTAGATGTTTTGTCACCTTTTTCAACAGTCAATAACATAAACGCAGGAATAAACTCACTATCCGTAGCCTGAACAAATAAGTCGTATTCATTTTTAAAGACATCTATATCTCTTGGTGTAAACTCAATTTTAGAGTCCTTTAACATTTTTTTCATATCATCACAGTGACGACAACCTTTCATGGTGTAAACTATAACTTTTTTCATTTTAATATCATTCTATTATTAATAACTATTGCGTCAACATCACTATTATTAAATAAATCAATAGCGTCCTCTATTGTTTCAACTATTGGTTGACCGTTTATATTTAAAGAAGTGTTAAGTACCATAGGAATATTGGTATGTTTTTCAACTTCTCTTATCAACTCATAATAAGTTGGATTATCTTTTTGATTAACTGTTTGAACTCTAGCAGTACCGTCAACATGAGTAATGGATGGTACTAAGTCAGGTTTTTTAACAGGACATGTATATAACATAAAAGGTGATGGAACATCAATATCAAAATACTCCTGACAGTTTTCTTCAGTAACCGATGGTGCAAATGGTCTAAACCATTCTCTAAATTTAATTCTAGCGTTTAAGATATCTTTCATATTAGGGTCAACAGGATTAGCTATAAATGAACGATTACCTAACGCTCTTGGTCCAAATTCTGAACCTCCTTGAAACCACGCAATAATTTTAGATTCACTAATCATTTTAGAGATTACCTTCACATCATATTTCTCACCAATAGTTTCATTAGTATATTTTTTACCCGTATAAACAATTTCTGAATTACTATACTCTTTATTATCATTACCTAAAATATGATGATAAGAATAAAGTGTAGAACCAACAGATAACCCATCATCACCTGAAGCGGGATATATGTAAATGTTTTTAAATTTACTTTCTTTAAGTATTTTATAATTAACATTACAGTTTAAAAATGAACCACCCGCCAAACATAAATTACCACCATTATAACCTTTTGTTAATTCGTATAATTCATCAACAAACATCAGAACTATTTTTTCAAAAATATATTGTACTGAAGATGCTAAGTCCATACCCTTTACCGTATCAACTTCTGAATTAGTTAGTATTGTTCTATTACCACTAAACTTAGGTTTTTCTTTGTATAATACATTATCTTTTTCTATCCAACCCCTATAGGTATGTGGGGGTAATCCCGATAATTTAGAACCCATTATATAATAAAACTCTAAATCACCTGAACTTAATTTACCGTTATTATTAATTATAAAATCCTTCCATTGATTAATAGCTATTTCATTGGGTTTACCAAATGATGATAATCCCATCAACGTTCCAGCTTTAGTTAATCCAGGACCTATCGATAACCAATCAGTCATTTTGTCATAAAAAACACCAACTAAAGTATTAGGTGCCCCTAAAATTTCTAATCTATCATTACTACCGTAATGGTAAGACCCACTTTTTTCAGGATATTCACCCGAAGCATCTAATGTCATTATGACAGATTTTTTAAATGGTGATGTGTAAAAAGATGATGCAGCATGTGCAGTTTGATGATTTACTAAGTAACCTTTTTTTACATAGTGACCCTCTAAAACCACATTAATATTTATGAAAGGGAATGACTCCCTATCTGTAGTTGGTGTCACTAACCAATTATCATTAAATATATCATACCCATGTTTGGTTAGAGGTGGGAGTTCACCTTTAAATGGACTATCTTCATCTTTATCTAAATAAATTTCTATAAATCCGTTTGAGTTCCATTTATCGTACCCCCCAACACTTATATAGTCAACTTCATCAAATGAAATATTAGAATCACTTAAAACATAATCTATTGCTACCCAATCAATGTAAGAAGTTTTTTTAAGTCTATAAATTCTTTCACATGATATAGATGAAATAACTTTACCATCTTTTAAAAGTGAAACTGAAGCATCATGACCTAAATTTAACCCTAATATAATCATCTACAATATATTGTTTGCCATTTCAATTATTTGATTCTCTTGAACTAAACCTATTTTTGTTTCAACATTTTTACCTTCGTTGAAAGCCAACAATGCAGGTATTGAACGAACACCTAATTTTGCAGACATTTGATTATCAGACTCAATGTTAAATTTATATAGATTAACTTGATGACCTTCACTTGTCATTTTCTTATCTACACTTTCAATTATTCTTGATAACATTCTACATGGTCCACACCAATCAGCATACATATCTACTATAAATTTTTCACCACTATTAATTTTTTCCTGTAATTCTTCCGAGTTTAATATTCTCATCTTATATTGTTTTTAAATTTTTATAACTTCTTAAAAAGAAAATCATACCGTCTGATGATTCTTCTTTACAAATCGTATAGAACTTATAAGTATTTTCGTCCTTCCTTTTAATGAAATATAAGTAATTAAAAGTTTCCGAAAACCTTATAAGTCCTTCCTTTAATATTACTTGACCACCATTAAATAATTTGTGTGACCAAATAATCTCATTTTTTTCTAACATTCGGTTTAAAGCCTCATGAGTGTAAAACTCAGTTTCAATAACTGTTGATAAAGTATGAGCACCTTTACCAATTAGATTATTAACGTGAGTTAATACTTCTTTAGGTAAAAGATACTCTTCTTTATTATTTTGGTTATTATTTTCCATTACTCAACATCCCTATCTAACGGTTCAGTCAAAACCATTTCTTTAACTTCATCACTTACTTTTACATCACTATACATATTGTGTAGAGTTTTATACAACTCTTCCGCGTGGTTAATAGATTCATCAATAATATTAATTATTCGGTAAGGGTCAGCATTTGATGCTGGTCTTCTATCTTCAACATATCCTTTCCATTCTTTTTCAGTCGATATTGGGACTCTAATTGACGCTCCTCGGTCAGAAACACCCCAACTAAATTTATGAATTGATTGTGTTTCGTGGTCACCGGTTAATCTCATATCATTAGACGAACCATAACACTTAATATGTTCCATATGTCTCGATTCAAACGTCTTAAATATAGCATCAAAATATTGCTTTCCACCTTCTTCTCTCATTTTTGTATTTGAGAAATTACAATGTAATCCAGAACCATTCCAATCACCAGTAACAGGTTTAGGGTGATATTCAATATTAAATCCATAGTCCTCAGACATTTGATTTAATATGTATCTTGATATCCACAAGTCATCACCTGACTTTAATTTACCTTTACCTAGTACTTGATATTCCCATTGACCTAACATTACCTCAGCATTTGTACCTGTAACCTCAATTCCCGCCATGATACAATTTTCCATATGTTGCTCAACAAAAAGTCTACCATTAACTTGACCATTACCCACACCACAATAGTATTTACCTTGTGGTTCAGGAAAACCATCTTTAGGGAAACCAATCGGTTTTCCATCTTTCATAATAGTATATTCTTGTTCAAATCCAAACCATAAATTAGTTTCGTTTTCATCACCTATTAGTGCTCTCGTGTTTGAGTCGTGTGGTGAGCCGTCAGGATTGAGTACCTCACAAAAAACAAGATAAGAATCCAACACACCTTTATTAAGTGGGTTAGGATATAACCTAACAGGATTTAAAGTACAGTCTGAAAAATTACCTTCAGCTTGTTTAGTGGAAGAACCATCAAATCCCCATTGAGGGCAATCATTTAATGAAACTCCATGTAATTTCTTACCTTTTACTTCATGTAATTTAGCGTCTACTACTTTTACCTTACTTCTTAGGTTTGGTTCAGGACTATACCCGTCCAACCATATATATTCTAACTTTATCTTCATATTATTCTGTTTCTGTTAATTCTTCAATTGGTTCACCATCAGTTATTACTAACTCGTGACATAACCCCAATAGAGATTGTTGATTTTCATATAGACTCTCATAGAATTCTTGAGATACATCATCGTACTTTTCATCATCCCAATCCATATCCTCAAGCGGATTTTCAATATCATTGTCTTCTTCTTCCCAAATACATGGTGTACCATCTCTATCTTTTTTAATCACAATTGCACCAATCGGACTGTAAGTTTCATCTTCGTATGTCACTTCAATTTCTACATTCTCATCTAATGTAACACACAGGTTATATAGATGGATGAAAAATTGTTTTGGTGGATACCAAGCAGATTCAATAGAAAACTCCCCATCGTTTTGAACATCATACAATGTGGTCCATTTAGAACCTAAATTTTCATTAGACCATGTGTTTAAGACACTACGGTCTTCAGTTAATTCAACATCATTATAAAATGCTGTTGCGAATGCGGTAATAGGACTGTCACTATCATTATTATTAACATTATCTACCATTGAATCAATTAGTTTAATTGACTCATCGTTACCTTTAATGGTAACAAAACTTTTTAAATTATTTGCCATATCTTTATTCTTCTATTAATTCAGGCCACTCGGTGTCCTCTAATACTTTATCTCTTACCAAATCAAAATCATCCACTACTTCATCATGAACTTCATCTTGGAGGTCATCATCTCCACTTTTCCATCTCTTAACTTGGTCCTCTGTTAATTCTTCTGTGTCTTCCCAACGAACTGTTGTGATAATCACTTTTCTTCTTAGTTTTGCCATTTTCTTTTTTATTTATTATTATTCGTTTATTCTTGTTTAGACATTTTAGCTCACCTTTTCTTTTCGGCGACTTTTCCAATCTCTATCCATTTTATTTACCCTATGTTTATTAGTTGACTTAGTATTAGGAAACCGACTAAAGTTACCCATTCCGTCCATGTCCATTTCATCCCCCTTAGGTTCTACCATTTGACCATGTCTATCGTAATAATTAGGGTAGTTTTCTTCTCTTTGTTTTCTAGCCCCGTAGAATATATTCCAAATTGTAAAGTAGATATAAGCCCCAAAAATAACTCCACCAACTATAAAGAATGCTAAATTCATGTTGTACGTCTTTGTCTGATTACTATCGCAAATAGGAGGATAGTTCCTGGCCAATGCGCTGAGTATTGGGCCTCTTCTGTGTAACCAGCCAATCCTAAACCTACCGAATATAGTAGACACATAAATGCAAAGATTACTGGGTACCAGCTCTGAAAAAATTTACTTATCTTTTTCATTTTTATCATTTTTTTAATATTCGTTTTCTCCGTATGCCAATGCTTGAAATCCACCGGTCTTTGTCCACTCTTCATTTGGTACACCTACTTGAATAGATTCATCACATCCCTTAGTACGAGAATCGAAGAACTCATTTTCAACATAAGCTTCTTCCATACATAAATCATATACGGCATCCTCACCATAAACTTCTTTATTAGTTTCATTCTCATAGAATTCGTATTCATTCCACACTTCGTTTTGTAGATAGTTTACCAATTCTTGTTCTGAATCACCTTCATATGGTGGTACACACTTTCTTAATGCATCTACGTTAACCTCAATAGGTTTACTTGCTGATGAGATTGTCCAAGTCTCAATTTTACGGACATAAATTTTTTCTGACATATTTTTATTTATTAGATTTAATTTAACTCACTAAATTATAATCATAAAAAAAGAGGTAGTCAACCTACCTCTTAATTTTTTTTACCTTAAAATGGTAAATCGATATTAACTGTGTCATTAATTTCATCTTCATTATCCCACCTAAGAATAACTCCATCGTATTTAGACTTTCTGGTTATAACCCTACCACTTCTATAAACTTTAGAAAGTTCAGGTGTTTTTAATATATCACTTCGATATAGTGAATTTATCTTATCATCTAAAATCTCTAACGTTGTGTCCCACATAGTAGTTAATTTACTATTTTTACCGCCAAGTGATTGTACCCTTTTTAATGTGTTACCGATAAATCGATATTCTATCGTAGCCCGTACTTTACTATCTTCACTACCAACCCTCAATGAAATAATAATATTATTTGGGTTTTCAACATAAGTTCTAACGCAATTATTTTGAGTTTGCGATTCTTCATTGTAATCGTTGGTAGTCATTAATACTTTAGGGTAATATTCAACACCAACTAAATCGGTAACGCTACCTTCAATTAAACTTACAACTCCGTCCCCATAATATCTAGTGACCACACCTTTTCTATACGATTGTAGTAGTTCAGACACATCATAGTGTTCATTATTAAATTGTTCAATATCTTTAAATTTAACTTTAAACTTATGTCCGTGTTTATCTTCTAATTCTTTAACCATGTTAAAGTGTTCGATAAGTGAATGTAGGTTTAATCCGTTATTTAAAACATTAACAATATTTTGTTTATGAAAATTACTCGTCTCTAAATTGACTTTTTCAACTTTAAAGTTTGAGGAAAAATGAAGATTACTTTTAACAAATACGCTACTATTAACTTTGTTAAAGTAATCCACACCAAGTAAAGTATACACTTTATTTAAGACTTCAAAATCTAAATCATGACCGACATTTAAAATCTTACGAATTTTTCTACCATTTAATTCATTAACATTCATATATAAAGAAACTAAATTGGTTTGTTTTCTTAATAATTTTTTAGGTATCGATAACTGAACATATTCTCTATAGTTATTAGGGTATTTAAATTTATTGGTCTCCAAATATAGTTGGAAAAATTTAACCTCATAATCTTTACCTCTTATATCTTTATTGACGCCACATCTTTCTTTAATTCTACTTAAAAAAATATCCATAATATCGTTAGAGTGCTCACACCTATCGCTATATTTCTTTGTAACCTGCCATGAAAGTTTTGAGTTTTCTTTAGGGACTCTTTTAGAAAAGTTATTGTTACGTAATTCGTTATCTCTTAAATGTCTCCTTATTTCTAAATTTAAAGAACTGAAAACATGACCGGTGAAGTCGTTAACTCTAACTTTTTTACTTAATATTTTTTTATTTTTTTTACTTATAGTACCCGAATAAAAATTATTATATTTAAAATTATATGTTATGTAGGTAAGGTATTTTCGAACCCTGAAGTAAGATGACCCAACTCGTCTAATTCTTTCCGTTTGATATACCTTACATGAAATTTTATTAGGATACTCTTCAACAACTATTGTTACTTTTTCTGAACTAACCTTAGATGACGTATTACCATAATTGGATTTGAATTCTTCCTCAGAAACTTTATCAGTTTCGAATTCTTTCCAATACCCGTATTTATTTTCATTTAATCTTTTAACGTATTCTATGACAGTATTATCACCTATCTCATTACACGTATGGTATTTAGTAACCAAATACGTGTCGATAACTTTTTTATAATGTAATGTCTTTTTATCCACAACACAAATGTAGTTAAAATAAAGGAATAAAAAAAGAGGAATTAAATTATTCCTCCGTAGTAATTAGTATTCGATATTTGTATTTGATAACCTTGTTTATTTAGGTTATCACACATTAATATATCCCAATCATCGTAACTATAATTTTTACTATCCATGTAAAGCGAACTAACACTAAATGGTATTAAATCATTTTTTATTATATGAATACCATATATTGTATCAACATCCCAAATACCCTTCTTAATATATTTTTGATAATCTTTTTTATTTTTAGATTCAAAATTAACCCATTCACTACCCTCCTTATTAATCATTGGTCCGATAATTCCCTTACATTCATTAATTAGTAGTTGAATAGATTTAATATTTCTAAATATATGGTTAGACTCCATCATAATGACATAGTCAGCCTCGTCATAGGATTCAATAAGAAAATTCTTTCTTGATATAATTTTATTACTATTGGTACGTGTTATTTTAAAACTTTTAAATATATCAGAATACTTTTCTTTGAACATATTAACTTTGTAATCATGTTTACTATCCCCATAAATTATGTGAAATGAAGTCTTATCTTTTGGGTAATTCAAAAACCTGATGTGGTCAAAAGTTTGATTAATATCTGACACTTTCTCATCTAAAAATAAACCAATTAATATATCAGATTCATTCGTATATTTTTTGATTTTATCATTATTAGGAGTGAAAGATTTTATAACCCTTTTATCAAATATTTTTTCATAGTAATCATTTAAAGTATTCTTTACTACACTACCACCATTCGCATGAATTATAAGTGGTGACTCATTAGTTACAGTATTTTTAAGATTACCTCCCTCAACAATAATATCTTCTAAAGATTCATTCATCGTTTGAAATAAGAATTGGTTATAATCTAATATAGTGTCTTTATTACCTTTTAGGTCCTCAAAAAACCTTTCAGTATAATATAACTGGTCATCGTATTCATTATTAACCGAAACTTTATTAACTAATTTTGATATGTGGTCACCGTAACCAATAAAACCACCTGAATTTAAATACCTATAGTTGGTAGGAGATTTTGGGTATCGCTCTTTTAAACTTTCATCTGGCCAACATGTTTTTTCAGCTGAGAATACTATAGGTGATTCCATCTTTCTAAACCTACTAACTATCTCTTCTGATGAACCATTAATAATAACATCATATGAGTCAGTAAAAAGTATAATATGATTACCTAAATCAGGATAATCCGATAACTCCTCTTTAAGTAAATTTATTTTTTGTGAACCACCTGGTTTAAGTAGGACCCCATTTTTGGCTTCACCACCTGTCCATTCTTGACCTAACCCTAAAATTTTATATGGTATATCATGATGATGACAAGACTCCCTAAAACGGACTAATTCTTCGTTTTCTTCTGTAGCAACAGTAATGACCATAAATTTGTCAATACCATCACTATAATTATTATCTCTAAAATACACTGATTAATTAATTAGTTGTTTATTTCATTTAGAAAATAAATCATTAAACAAATAAATAAAGGGATAAATAGGGGTTATTAGTTTAAACAAAACATTCCAAATTTAGTTTTTTGAAATATTTGACTATCAGAATATGAATTATCAACTTCTTTAATTTTATTTAGTTTGATAACGATGTCCATTATTTGTTTGTGTGTGAGTTGTAATTCATCACCACTATCGTGGTTATCATGAATAGTATTATACACCTCATTAAAAAAATCACGTTCAGATGCATTACCAATTAACTTTATAAGTTCAGTTGGATTTTCTAAAAAGAAGGTTTTAAACTGTGAAAAATATATTTCAATATCTACGTTTGACATAATAATGATTTAAATAAAAATTA